GGGTAAGCCATAGCCTACCCTTTATGAATTACTCCTTATCTTCGTTTATAGTGTATCCTGCATTCTTGACTGCGTCTACATAGTCCTGATAAGTATCGTAATCGCCAGCAAAGGGCATTCCCTTGCTGTTCTTGGTGATTACGTCCTTAACCTGACTGTATGTATCCTGGGCAAAGTCCATCATTTCAGGAACGTCCTTTACCATATTGTCTACTGCCTTGTACGTAATGTATACTACTGATGCTGTTGCACCAATAGTTAGCCATGCTGTATCCTTGGCTATTGATTTGAGTTTGTTCAACATGTTGATACTCCTTATGAGTTGGTTAATGAACAACATAGTAAGGGGTAAGAGAGATGAGTATACCTACCCCCTTAAGTAAGGATTAGTATCATAAGGATGGAGTACTGACCACCTGGTGCATGGGGATGCGGAAGGACGAGCGAGTGCGGTAACGAGTTACTCTCAATACTTGAAGGTACACGTAGCCACCATGTATGGTGGACGCTGAGGCGTAGTGTACCACAAGTAATGAGACAGCACACAGCGAGTACTTACAGCATGGGCATGCCAGTGTGGTCAAGGGTGGGGATGAGCAGATACGGGTGAGCGTAGCGAACACCTTCAACTCACCCCCCGCATTGAACTCAACCTAGTATTCAACCGCAACCCGTAACTTGCGGGGGGTGGGTCTATCTCATCCCTCTCACACGCATTCTGCATATATTTTTTAGAAGAGTTTTATTAGTATATTCTCTTATGGGTAAAAAGGTTATATATGAGCGGTTTAATGCTATTACTGGTAAGTGGGACGAGCATTCAACGACAGAAGCTGAGTGGTTAAGTGATATGAAGGAATTGGACTATGAGAAAGAGCTTTTAGACGCTGAGTTAGAGATCGTGAACAAGATCATTGAGCAGCACTTAAACGAGCCTATAGAGGTCAGTAAACTAGTGGAGAGTAAGGATTAACACTAAGTACTTACTTAGGTATATATACTATATAAGTAAGTATATATACCTAATAGCTTACTTAGAGTACTTACATAGAGTACGTACACGTGTACTTACTTAGTGTACATACTCGTGTACTTACACGGTAATGGAAAAATTAAAGAGAAAACTTAAGAAGGGGACCAGAGTCTATAATATTTACAGCCAGCAGGAGGCTGATGAGGCTGGATTAGACTATTCTCACTGGAAACAGTCCAAGACAGGTGAATATGCACTGTCAGATGATGGTTTTGTAGGAAAATGCATAGGCAGGAAGGATTATACGGACAAGAAAGGGCGTGTTAAGACCTTTGTCAGGCTTGCCTATGGTGCGAACTGGGCGGGAAATACCAATAAGATACAATATCTTGTAAATAAAGAGCACGGAGTCTATAATCAGGCAAATCCCAAGGCTAGTAACTGGGTTGTGCGTGAGGCGAATATGACTCGTACTAAGAATCTTGTAAATGCCTATGTGGGGCAGTTAACTTCCACTAAGAAGGTAGATTACAACCAGCTAGGGATGATTTACCGCCCAGATCAGCAACAGCCTGCGGCTACAGTACGCAGGGTTTTAAAGCAGGAGATTATTAAAAAGATGGTAGAGAAAAAACTAAGGGAAGTTTTATCAGAGAAGGGAATCAATAATTCATCCGTGCTTGATACCATGCTTGAAGGGTTGGATATAGCAAGGGCAAAGCAGGATGTGACTAATATGATTAAGATTTCGGATGCTTTTATGGAACTTCTGGAGATGAAGCCCAATAAGAAGATTACGACAGACATGCTGCAGTTGGATGTATCAAACAGCATAGGCGATATTATAGCAAAGGAAGAGAAAACGCTTAAGGTGTCCCGAAAGATAGAAGAAGATGAGCCAGCAGAATAAAATAAAAAATAAACTGACTGGCAATCTAGTGCTGTTTGGCAAGGTGACTATGCCTAATATGTACTCAGCTCCTTCGCCCAAGTTCCATTATGAGATCGCAGACAGCTTAATGGACGATTCTAAGAGACAGATTAACATTATAGCCCCTCGTGGACACGCCAAGTCATCTATAGTAGGTGGTGTATTTCCTCTCTATCATCTCATGTTCCATGAGGGGCAGAAACTTATAGTATTAGTATCCAGAACACAGGATCATGCTATTAAATTGCTTGGAACTATCAAGGATACCCTCGATTTCTCCACCAATTTCCGTTCTGTATTCGGATACTGGGGACAGCACAGTGCAAGACAGTGGGCTAAGAGCGAGATAGAGCTGAAAGACGGGTCTATGATTATATGCAAAGGCACGGGGCAACAGCTAAGGGGAATTAAGAAAGGGAATCAGCGTCCTACCATGATCATTGTGGACGACCCCGAAGATGAGAACAATACGAAGACCGCAGAAGCTATGGAAGTAAACTTAAGGTGGCTTTTGCAGTCTGCACTTCCGTCACTTGATCCCATGTGCGGCAGGATAGTGATCATCGGGACTCCACAGCACCAGAGATGCATGGTGGAAACGCTGAAAGAAATGAAAGGCTGGACTAATATGCATTTTGCACCCAGCCTAAAGAAGAAGATATCCCTATGGGAAGAGTGGCATCCCATAGAGAGTCTTCTAAAGAAAAAGGAAGAGCTGGAATCTATTAACAGGGTATCAGTATTCTACCGTGAATACCTCTGTCAGATCATTGGTGACGAGGACCAGCTCTTTAAAGAGAAATACTTCCAGTATTACAAAGGAAAAATAACTCATAATGAAGATGGAGAAGCATTTCTTGATATCACAGATAGAAACAGCAAGGCAGTAGAAGAAAAGATTCCAGTAAATATATTCATGGGGGTTGATCCCGCATCTTCAACACGCAGCACAGCAGATTACTCCACAATAGTAGCGGTTGCGATTGACAATGACAACAACAGGTATGTTCTCCCATATTACCGCAAGCGGGCAACCCCTATGAACTTGGCAGACCAGATAATAGAGTATTTCAAGATATATAAGCCGTCTAAGGTGCGTATTGAGTCGGTTGGCTACCAGGAAATGCTCAGGGAGTACGTTAAAGATAAATGTGAGCGTGAGAACCTGTTTATATCGGGACTTGAGATACGTGAGAACCCCAGGAACAGCAAATCAGCAAGGCTGGAAACACTTGAACCTTATTTCGCACAGAAGAAAGTGTATATACAGGATGAGATGACTGAACTGAAGGATGAGATGCTATTATATCCACGAGCAAAGCATGATGACCTGCTGGACGGCATGTATTATGCTATGAAGAAGATATATCCTCCATATCATAAAGATGAGGGTGAAAAAGAACAAAAGACAATCCATATATCGAAAAATGAACATTTTGACTGGATGACATGTTAAATTCTATTTAATTTTTAAAGAGCAATTAATATTATATGCCTCAACTACATCCAGAGACGCAAGCAACTCACGATATATTTAATGATTACAGCTCTGCCCGAAAGAATTGGGCTAGGCAGGCTGTCGAAGATGTAGAGTTCAGATCAGGCAAACAGTGGAAAAAAGAACAGGTAAACGCTCTCCGTGCCCGTGCACAGGAGCCTTTAGTTGTTAATGTAATCCATCCTTCTGTTGAGCAGGCTAAAGCTATGCTCACATCCAATGCTCCCAAGTTCCAATCTACCGGGAGAGACACTTCAGACACTAAAGTAGGCAGAATCTTCTCTGATTTGATGTCCTGGGTCTGGGATATCTCTGTAGGGAATGCAGAGCTGAAACGATGCATAGATGACTATTATGTAAAAGGTATGGGCGTTATGATGAGCTATATCAAGCCTGATGCTGATTTTGGAAGAGGAGAAGTGATGGTTAAGTCTATTGATCCGCTCTCAGTCTATTTTGACCCAGATTCAGAAGACCCTTTCTGCCGTGATGCATCTAATGTAGTTGTTGCCAAGCGGATGACAGAGAAGGAGCTTGTTGAAATGTATCCAGAGTTCGAGGATGCTATTAGAGAGTCCCAGGAAACAAGTCATATCAGCGACTTTGACCAGAATCGGTTTGGTCTATTCGATGAAGATGTAGTTCCTCAGTCAAGAAAGCAGTCTCTCCTTAATGCAGAGGATGAGCGTGAACTGGAAGTATTCGAGCGATATAATAAGGTAAAAACTCCTTATTACAAGATATTTGATCCATATGAGAACAGGGAGGTCATATTAAACGATCCCCAGTATGATGAATACAGGAAAGACCATGCAGCTATAGTCACTACATCAGAGAACCAGCAGATATTCACAGATCGAAGTAATGTAAAGAATTTTATGCAGATCGTAGAGGCTGTAGGCAAGGTATATCATTTAGAAGAAGACCCAATGACAGGTCAACCCGTTCCTGTAAAGGGAGAAGAAACCCTAACTTCTATACCTAACAGTACAACGAACATTGACATGATTGATAAGGGTATACTGATTGATAGCGATAAGATCATGATGACTAAGGTGATGAATACAAATATCAAGCAGTGCATCTCGGTAGGCGATGTTTATCTATATTCCATTGTTCTGCCTATTGAAGATTACCCTATTGTTCCTTTTATGAACGGACATAATAGGAATCCTTATCCAACAAGCGATGTCAGGCTTGTCAGGGGTCTTCAGGAATACATAAATAAGATTCGCTCTCTTATAGTAGCACATGCAAGCTCTTCTACTAACGTGAAACTCCTTATTCCTCGT